GCCGTCTATGGTAAAGACGGGGCGATATTCATAATAAAGCAGGTCTTTGAACGTCTGCCCCGACACGTAGTTCTTGGGCTGCAACTTAAGGTCATAGACGTATCGAGAGCTGTTACGGAAACGCATGTACTCATCGGCATGCACCTCGTATAGATCGCGGGCCGCGCCAAAATAGCCAACACCGCTCACAAACGACCCGTAAGATTGAGAGTAGTCTTGGTCACCAGTGCCAATGTAGAGATATCCATTAGTACCAAACCACCCATTAGGACGGCCGCCAACAACACTAGCTGGCATGCGCTCGACGATGTCTGTCTTGGGGTTGTTGCTTGCGGCAAAATATACGGCATCATCACCCTTCTCGCCTGTGCCAAGGAAGAACCTGACATTTTCAAATCGCACATTGGCGCGAAGGAAGTCATCCATCTGAGTCTCGCTAAATGCAGAGCCTCCAGAGTCGTAAGCAATGACGTCTATCAGATACACCTCGATGCCAGTTTGATTTGCTGCGCCATCGGGAAGACTGGGGATGTCGATATCTAATGGCAGGCGGAAGTTGTGGAAGTTCTCAGCCTGAGACCCCATCATGTTGTTGCGATGGCGGAGACGATCAACCTCGCTATCGTCTGTCCTTGGCTCCAAAACCGTGGCGACACCACCACCATACTCGTAGCTATTGCCGTCCGCATCGATGTGAACCAAGGTGGCAAATTCAGCAGGCAACTCAAGCAGGTCGGGGTTGTTAAGGACAACCTCAAAACGATCAGTACTTGTCTGCGTCCATTCAGCATCTGCTGTCGCCCTCAATGGCTTATACCATGCGTTACCTCCTGGCTTAATGATTTCGAACCCATTGGTGTTTGGAATCTCGTCGCTAGCATAACTAGCGTGAGTCACATGTTGCTTGAGGTAGTAACCACCGACTCTAATTTTGAATCGCAGAACAATCTTTGCCCCAACGGTGACGTCATTGTCAAAGTTGGTGTTGACATACGCCATGGTTTGGAAGCGGAAGGGGATGTCGGGTGGCACGTCTATCTCCGAATCTTCCAGAGGGTAATCCTCAGACCATGAAACGAGCTGCCTTGCCTCTGTTAAATTGATGCCTTGCAATTTCACACGATCCACCGTGGCGTGCTCTACGCGTGCGGGGGCCTCGTAGTAATCATGCTTACCAGTGCCAGCAGTAAATGGGTTTCCAACAACACTAAGCTGTTCAAAATCAAAATAGGTAGGCGTTCCAGCTATGACGCTTCGTAGGCGGCTGTAGAGTACGTGCGTGGTAAAGACGTTCTCAATACCAGACTCGTACCCATACTGCTGTAAGTTGTACGAGATGTTGCTGAATGTTTCAGCGTATTGAGGTGGTGCGGTACGAGGAATAGGGTATCGACCGCCAAGTACCCGTTGTGACCCGCTGTCTTTGTGAGTGTACAGAACGCCACGGAGGGCGGGCAATTGGTATCTGGTGCTACCCTCGAGAAGGTCGCAACCATCTAAGTCAGTGAAGTCTGGGCGAGCTGACAAAGCCGTAATCCCATCTCCCGCGAGGGCTGGTATCTCTAATCTGTCCTTATTATCGTTTGATCCTGACAAGCCAGTATTGAGGTGCTCAAACCCTCGGCAGGTGCTCGCGTCGTGATAGGTGGTTGGGCTAATAAAGTATAGCGTGTCGTTCCGCATATGAAGGCGACAGCCCAAGGCGATACAGATGTGCTCAAGAACCTCGTAACAAGACATGACGTCCTCGAAAACCCTAAACCCAGTACCTACTGGATTTGGTAGCGAAGAAGGCTTGTTAAAAGTCTGCTGGTTGATTTTAAGTGTGTAAAGCACACTTTTGTCATCATAGGTCAAAGAGGTTCCCCAGTTCTTGCCAAACAAATCGATGTATTCGATAATGTTTATGGGAACAACTTCGCCTGTGATGGGAGTACTACCACGAAAAAAGTTGTAAGCGTCTCTTATGCGCGTGATGGCTCGGCCAATGGTAATCTTAAGGGTCTGGTAGTCCTCGTAAGGCGTGTTGTCATCTCTTTCTTTGTACGCTACGTCTTTCAGTAGAGAGAGGCCATCAACGAACACAAGTTTAACTTGGTATGGATACCCGCCTAATTCAATTTTAATTTGATCTGGCACCAAGAAACCACGAAAGACCTCTCCCTCACTCATTTGCCCAGAAACCTCTTGAATGGACACACCAATTTTCCAGTCGGGCTGTGAAGACAAGTACTTGATGTACTCGTGGTCGTCGTCAGAATTCACATACAGATCTAGCTCTAGCTTACTTGTCGTGATGGGCGAGTAAATGCCATTTGACAAGTCATTCTCGTAGCTTACGTTGACGCCTCCCTTTGGGATATCTAAGTCTCTGCCTATGCTAAAGTCATAGCTTGTAGGGTCGTAATTAATCGTCCCCTCTTGCAGGTTGAATACCATAATCTGAAATCGCCGACCGTGGTCGTCGTCAAATCTAGATTGTGCTAGTGTTGTGTACGCCATTACCTTCCTGTTCTGAACATGTTGTACTTAGCTCGGCGGCTAGCCAAGACCAAGTCTTGACCATCCAAACGCGTGCTCAATTCCATGTCTTGATTTCCGCCACCCATCTTATTCATCAGGCTTGGGAGCTTCTCGAGCGGGATGACAGCCTCCTTACCGCTGCGGTTGTCACCAATCATCGCGAGCATAGGCCCGTTGGTGATACCACCCTCGGCTAGAGCTGGGATGCTGTTGATGAGACCCGTGAGGACACCGAGACCCACGCTGGCGGCGACGAGCTTGCTGATTGCTTCAGGCTTGCTCTCGTCCTCCATAACAGCTGCCAAGTAACGCATGTAGGCATAGCGTGCAGCAGACTTGGCAGCATCCTTAAATGCCTCCATAGCGGCCTGACCAAAGCTCTTGCTTGCATCGGCAGCCTCGCCAAGGTTCTGGCCAATCCCGAAAGAGATATCGCCAATCGTGCGCAAGGCATCGGTGTTTGACTCGGTAGCCTCCTTCGCCTTGTTTTGCGCATCCTCGAATGCCTTCTTCTTTGCGATGAGAGCCGTGAGGATATCTGCTTGCTCCAAGTACATTTCATTTTCTCGGCCAAGGGCATCAGCCAAGAAGTGGACCAAGCTGGCCTGATTGCTGATTTGAGCAGAAAGCATATCGCCTTCGTCAGTAAACATGCCAAGAGTGCTTCGCAAGTCGATTGACTCTTGGCCCTTGGCAAAGCGCAAGAGGGCCTTGGTGTACTCGTCAAAGGCAGACTCCTGATCCTCTAACGCCTTAACTTCTGGGGCAAGGCTTTCAATCTGCTTTTTGATTTCTGCAACTTGGTCGATGAACTCGCTGCGCACCTCAGGGTCGTCAATTTCACTAAAGTCCTTGAGGGCTTTGTTCAGGATCTTGAGTTTGTCGGCTTGGAAGGCAATAGTGTCTTGGCCTCCGATGCCTTTCGTGAGGAAAGTAAACCGCTCCAGACGAGCCAAATCACGCTCCATTTCTTGGATGAAGTTCATGGGGCCTGGCGTGCCCATGCCGCCACCATCCCCAGTGCCAAACAGAGCCTCCAGAGCTTTCTTAAACTCAGGGCTGTTGAGCATCTCCAAAAACGCCTTCTGCTGAGCCTCTAGGTCCTCAATCTCTTTCTGCCTCTCACGAATGAAGACGTTCAGACTCTCTTTCTCTTGCCTCTTAGGGTCAATGAGCATCCCGCCCTTGATAGTCTGGAATGGCGCATATCCCTGTTCGCCAGCGGCAGCCCTTCTCTGGATATCCTCAAGGCGTTGCTGAGCAGTAATTTGCTCACCAATCTTCTGCAACCTCTCCGCCTCTACCCTCTGTAGCTCACCTTGGATGGCTCGGGCCTTGGCCACATTAGCCACGGACTTAGCGAACTCGTTGTACTTGGTTGTCAGGGTCTCCACTGACGTAGTCTCAGCGTCTAGCTTGCCGAAGTATTCGGGAGCCAATTCATTGAGCTTGTTCAGGATTTCTTGCCGCTCCTCGAGGGTGTGGTTCTGATTCTTGTAGGCTGCAATAAGGTTCTTGACTGGTGTGGTCTGCTTCGCAATAGATGTGGCCGCAGTCTCGTTGGCTCTAGCCATACGCTCTGCTTGTGTCTGAACCTCCTTCATACCTCTCTCCAAGCCCATCAGGAAGGAGACAACAACGCTGACGGCTAGGATGGCCCCAAGGGCTGGTAGGAGGCTCGTGTTGATGGCCGCAGCTAGGCCTGGCGCGAGAATCGTCAATTGACTCCACATAGTCGCCAAGGCACCACTAATCACAAGCACGGGTCCAATAGCGGCAACGAGAGCACCGAAAACCACGATGACACCTTGCAAGAAGGCTGGCATCTTGGCAAAGCCATTGGTGATCATGATTAAGATCTCAAGCAGGAAGTTGAGAATAGGCAGGAGCGCCTTACCAATTTGAATGCTCAGGTTCTCGAGGGCACTGGTGAGCTTCTTTTGTACAGCGAAGGACGTGTCGTCCATCTTCTGCTGCATGATATCCAGAGTCCCCGCGCTGTTTCTGAGAGACTGGAAGAGCTTGTGGAACTCGTCACGGTTCTCTTGCAGTACGGGGATGGCTGTTGCAGCGCGGATGCCGAAGCGGTCAATGGCCTCCGTCATAGTCATCGTCCCATTGATGACCTTCAGGAACTCTTGCTCCACATCACCACCCTCCTGTGCAAGCTTGGCAAAGATCATACGGAGTCGCGTACCCGCGATAGACCCCTTGACGCCCGTGTTGGCCAAGACGCCCATGGCAGCACTAAGCTGCTCGAGACTGATACCGCTGACAGCAGCTTGGCTACCAGCATATTTCATGGTCTCGGCAAACGATTCAAAATCAAGAGCCGAACGACTGATGGCCACTGCAACGATATCGTTTACGTGCTCAATCTTACTTGCCTCGAGACCGAAGGTTCGTAGCGTAGCACCAGCAATCTCAGCGGAGCGAGGGAGAGACGCCCCCGTCACTTGAGCAAGACTCAACGTCGACTCAGTGACCTGATTGATTTCTTGGGCGCTGAAGCCGAGCTTAGCAAACTCCTCCTGAAGCTGACCAACACTACGTGCGGTGAAGATGGTCTTACTACCAAGCTCCTCTGCTTTCATAGTCAGCCTTTCAAGCTCACCAGCAGCCGAGCCACTGATAGCTGCCACGCGGGCCATCTGGTACTCGAACTCGGTAGCCGTCTCAGCTACACGTCGGCCTATCAAAGCCAAAGGCAAGCTGATGCCGATAGACATCTTCTTGCCAATGTCGCTCATCATGCGACCAGCCCTCGCGGTTCTTTTTGCTACGTCATCAAGACCCTTACTAAACCGCTCGTGGTCTAGGGCTATTTGTAGTGATAGTTTCGAATCAGCCATTGCTCAGTTTTGAACCCATCTTCTGCAACCACTCGATGTTTGCTTCCGTTGGGCGGATGTCTTTTTGTTTTTCGACACCATCCGAATAGGGATGGAAGTCTTGAGGCTTATATGGCGTAGGTCTCTTCTTACTATCTCGGTTTAGGTTGGCATGCATGCAGAGTATGCTCGATGTATGCCACCACAGCCGTGACTGCTCTTCTTTGATACTATTGCTGAAAGTCGTGTACTCCCAAAAGGTCATAGACCAAAACTCCTTAGGCCGAAGCCCCATAGACAGGCCCCCGTGATAGAGGCCTTGCCATGTTACGGGGTCTTGGTCTTTTTCACGTTTCCCAAGTCGTCGGCTTCAGATGGTTCGACGGGATCCTCGCCGCCCATAGCCACACTAATCAGCGTAGCGTATTCGGCAACGGTCTCTTCGTTCTCAAACATGTGAGCCGCAAACTGGTTAAAGTCTGGAAGCTGTGTCTTATCGTCCCCCTTATAGTGGAGGGCGTTGACCATCCCGTAATAGATGAGACGAGGGACGGCAGCGATTGGGTCGCGCTTAATCCACTCGTCCATTTGAGAGATGGTGAGAGCCTCAGCCTCGCAAACCAGTCGGAATGCATTCATGCTAAGGTGACACGTATACTTCTTTCCTTTGAAGGAAACCTGAAATTGACCTGACAACGTATTCATAGTGATTGAATTTACGCCACAAGATAAGCTTTATTGATTACGGAATGAATTCCAGCAGCTTACCAGAAATCTCGAAAGATGCTGAGTAGTCAACAAAGCCGTTCACAGGTGCATTAGCTTGGAGAGACAACAGATAGGCAGTACCAAACATGGCATGATCATCATAGTTGTCGGTAGACCAAGCTACGATAAGTTCGGTCTTGTTGGTCAGGTGATCAACAAGCTCCTCGATATCGAAGTTAGCATGACCAAGAGCAACTAGGCCATCGACCGAGATCGTGGCACTAGTCACTCCTGTTCTCTTGTTCTCTGTGCGAGACGCCTTGATGACTGGCTGTATGTACTTGCGCACTTCAGTGTTTATGCTGATGGTCGCATTGCTGCTGTACGCTACGGGGACCCATGTGAAGATATTAACCACACCGCCACCGCCAGGGTGGTTAGCAAAGGCTTCAAAAGTGCCCCAGTTGCTCATAGCGTTATCCTCAGCAGTCTCAGGGCTGCGGTCAATGAAGACACCGACGTTATTACCCTTAAGGGTTCCCGCTGTACTAGCCATGTCTTAGGCTGCGTTAATCTCGCTTACGTCGCCGTCAATCTCAATGGTGCAGCTGAACGTCGTAAAGTCGTTCACCCCTGCGCTAGCCTCCAAAGACGTGACAAAGCCTGACCCAGCCAAAGCATATTCGGATGCGTCATTGGTGGCCCATACCACCGTGACCTTCGTCTTGTCGATAGCCAAACCAGCCAAGAACTCGAGGTTGTAAGTGGCGTCCATAGCCACCACTCCCTCAAGGCTCATGCTTGCGCTCTGGGAGCCAATGCCGTAGCTGCGTGCGCTGCTACCGATGCCCTCAGAACCACCATTGGTCGTCTTGAACACGGTCTCGTAAGAGGCGTTGCTGATGCTGATGCTGGCGTTGGTGCTGGCGCCAATCAAATGGTAGTCAGTCGTGTTGATAACGTCTGGCGTCCCGCTTGTGATGAAGTCCGACCCGTCTGAGTTGGCGTTGCTGTCGTCAATGTAGAGACCGACAACATTACCTTGTACTGATCCTGTGATAGCCATGATTACGCTGCGTTATTCTTTGAAGCATCACCATCCAATTCAATCGTGCAAGAGAACGTGGTGAAGTCGTTTACCCCTGCGCTAGCTTCGATGCTGGTGATAAAACCAGTTCCAGTAATCTGCATGTCGTCACCATTGTTGGTGCCCCATACCACGCCGACCTTGGTCTTGTTGATGGCCAAGCCAGTCAGGTACTCAAGGCCGTAGGTTGCGTCCATTTGTACGACACCCTCCAAAGAGAGCGACCCACTCTGTGAGCCAATGCCGTAGCTACGTGAGCTACTGCCGATACCTGCGGCTCCAGCATTAGTAGTCTTGAAGTTAGTCTCGTATGACGCATTGCTGATGCTGAACGAGGCATTCGTTGTAGCGCCAATGAGGTCCCAGTTTGCGGTAGCGGGAGTCCAAGTGCCTCCTGCTGCTGCCGCTGGGGAGCTGGTGCTATCCACGTACAGGCCAACGATATTACCTTGTACGCTTCCCGATGTTGCTGCCATAGCTTCTGTGTTAGAATTTGAAAGAGAAAGTTCGATTTGATACGCGAGATGTCGACAAACTAGGTTGGATTACCCATCCCATTTGTCCATCTCAAGAGCGTAGATTGTTCTGATGATGTAGAAGTCGTCGAGTTCATGAGCGTCGGTCATGACGTCGACCAAGCTGATAAGCTTGATGTCGTAAGGCCCTAGACCGCTAACGCTGGCGCTGGGGTTCTTGTAGTTATCGAGGCGAGCGCGACAAGCCTCGTGGATGCGCCACGTTTGGTAGATGCTTGGATGCGTGATGTAGACCTCGATGTTGTAGGTCTCGAAGACCATGCCGTCCTTAGTGCGATCTAAGTCAGTGCTCAAGAGATTCACAATGATGTGAGGGCGCTCTATGGTCTGCTCACCCTTAACGGCTGAGATGTTTGTCGTGGGGACGAGGGTTGTGACGGCGTTATCCGTCATGAGCAACTGCATAACAACGTGAATCATGATCCGTACTTTTTCTTTAT